ATACCGATAACATCAGCATTTTATCGGGACTTAAAACCAAAAGCATCAATATTCAATCAACGCCTGCTCCATCCGTAGTTGAAGATATTGAAAGTAGTACCAGTTCAAATGCGCCCATGAAGAGTAAACGCAAACCGCGGTCCGAGAAAAATACAATTAGTTTGAATATTTAGAATCATTCGAATCATTCTAATATTTAGAATATTTAGAATATTTATTATATAATATTATTATATAATACAAATAATAATAATAATAATAAATATGCCTTCCAAATCTAAAAAGTATAGTCGCAAACGCAACTATCGCAAGCGCAGACATAGCCGCCGGATGCAGCGTAAGAGTCGCAGTCGCAATGCATACGCATACAACCGTCGTCGTAGAGCCATGTTTGGCGGCGCCCCCGATGGCGTTTACATAGTTACACCAAATAATGATAATGATGATAATGATGCCAACAAGCAAAATTTAGAACAACTTGTAGCTACGGGTTATGCTTTTAAAGAGTCAAAAGAGGACGGTTCCGAACAATATTATTCAACTGAAAAATTTAAAAATGACTTTGAAACTGATGTTAGTAAAAATGTAGAACATGATGATGGAAAAAAATATACAATAACAGTAACACAAGATGGTGATAATTATAAGGTCAACGTTAAAGTTGAACCTACACCAGAAGAAGACCCTGGTATGAACGTTACATTCACATTCACCAAGGTAACTGACGATACAGAAAAAACTAGGATTCAGAATTTACTCGGTTATAACATATAATAATAACAATAATAGTAGCATGTCACCGCATCACTTTATAAAATTTTATAAAATTTTATAAACTTTCAGTCATTTATTCATTCCTCATTCCTCATTCAACATCTCGTGAGTTTCAATAAGGCTTTGCAACCTGGGAAAGAACGCTAGCTCGTTCAAAATCTTTTCCTTTGCAGCGCGAATGTACGGAATACGCTCCGACCACAAGTCGTTTTTAATAGCGTCTTCCATAATACGCAGCGACCCTTCTTTATCCGCAACGTCCAAACGCACGTACGCACGGCTGTCAATGTAATCGTCCAAGTTCGGGCAGCCCCAGTAAAAACACAGCGTCTCGCAAAGAATGGGCTCCCATATTTTTTCCGTCGCGTAGTTGTGTTCGGCGTTGTTTTCGCACATGAAGTAGTACTTATACGGCTTGATGCCGTAAAGCGGGTTGTCTTCGGGCAGTTTTCCAATATAGGAGCGGTACTTGAAAAAATTGCTTTGGCCAAACACGTTGAAAAACGACTGCAAATCGTTAATCGACGCGTTTGAAAATGACGGGGATTCCGTTTCAATGTAACTTATCAGCGCATTTCGCAGAATATGGCCTTCGTCCGATTTCTTTGAACTCAAAATACACGAAATTCTATCGAGTTTGTCACCGGGTTTGAAATTCGCAGAATCGCGCAACTGTTTCAACGGGTACCGGAAAATCCATTGCACGCAGTTCAAAAACTTGGAATGCGCATTCACGTGCATGAACACAGCCGGGTCGGGAGTCGCCCATTCACCCCACGTTTTAGTACCCCAGGGTTTCGACGCGTCAAACACGGTGGGTTCCATTTGATACACCAGCGTCCTTTCGGGCACGTAGTGCTCGTTCGCGTTCATCGGGAAGTTGATAATCACGTAATAGTCGATTTCATCCGGGTTGTTGCTCCATGTCATTTCAATGTTCTTCCACCGGAAATTTCGCTCGCACATATTGGACCATTCATTACATAACTGCTGGCTGCTGCACCAGTTACAAATCATTTTTATACGCAGTTGCGGCTTCAGTTGCGTGGTGGGTGTTTGACTTTCGGGTTCCGTTGATGTGGTTGTTACCGTATCGGTGACATCGTCTGCAGTTATAGAGACAGACAATGCATCTGAAGCGTCTGTTTGTTTTTTCTCTTCCTTTTCTTGTTCTTTTTCTTTTTCTTTTTGTTGTTTCGCATAATCCGTTTTAATGTAGATGCCGTGCTGTGTGCGGTTTCCGGCATTGATGTACGGTGTTTCACACAGTTGACTCAGAAGCGCCGAACGTTTCAAAAACCCGTACGTGTTGAATGCCACACACCCGTCAGTCGCATTTGCTTCCTTTATCCATGCATCCAAGTTGAATGTGCCATTGTTTTGATTTCCAATGTACTTGATGTCGCCTTCTGGCGCATCCAGTCCCGGGAAAAACGTGTACTCATCATCCACTAAATCAAAGTTTACAGCGTTAAAGTCGAACTGAATGTCGGTATCAATTTGTTTTCCAGCTTCGTTCCAGTCCGCCAGTGCCAAATGCGGCTGCGTTTCATAACACTCCAAGCCATTGTTTGCAATTTTCATCAAGTAGTCAATTCCGTGCTTGATACCATGCGCTTCAATGTATTCCACTAGCAGCCGGGCACCTCGTTTGTTCACGCTGTAACAATGGGTTGCGCCAATGTACAAGTCCTTGTTCAATGGTTCAACTGCCAAGTCAAGGCCATCATAAGTTTGAGGCACACTGTCATCATCTGAATCCGAATCGTGAGGTTTTGTGTTTGTGTTTGTGTTTGTGCTTGCATTCAAGTTCAAGTCCCGGTTGTAAATGTGCTTCACACCGGCACGTTTTTCTTCAAACATATGATACCCCATAAAAATAACGTCACGGTTCACGCATTCATCGTACAGTGCATGAATTGCCCGTTTGAAATGGGGCTGTAGCTCAAAGTCGTCTTCCATAACAAGATAAAATTCGTGGTCAGAATCAAGCAGTAATTCTTTCCAAAGAATATAGTGGCTCAACGCGCATCCAATGACACCGCGCCTTGACCCAAAATCATTTCCTTGGAACAGCCGCTTCAGTTGCGGCGTGGGAACAATTTTTGCGCCATCCACCGCGTCCACAAACGCGTATTCTGATGCCTGAAACCCAGCAGCAGTAAACTTCACAACACTTTCTTCTCGTCTATCCGGTCGGCGCTTTAAGTTCACTACTTTGATTGGAATTTCGTGCTCCAGTTCTACTTCTACCGATTCGTTTTCAGGCTCATCTTGATTCATTTCAAGAGAGGGTTCGATAGTGGCACCGTCAGCCGCCGCAGTAGCAGCACCGTTATCCACTTTTTGAAACTGGCTCTCGCTGTTTAATTCGTATGCGTTCAGTAGCTTCTTGTCATGGCGTTCCGATGTGAGACGACCAATGTGACGATTCGTTATCCGGTTGAAAAATGCAGACTTGAATCCGCGCTCGACCCATTTTCGCGCATAGTCCATCTCAAAAAATTGATTTTCGGTATTAAAATCGCCTACCTCAAACACGGCTTCCACGTCAATAAGCGCCGGTCGAAAGCTGTAGTGCGGCCAGTAGTGGCAGTTGCTGTACGGATACGACGCACCCGGTTCGTCGCGGTAATCCTGCAGCACCGCGCCAATTTTAACGCCTCGGCCACCGTCAATGTCGCGAAGCCGCTCGTTTGTTTGTGCGTCAAACGCAGTATAGCTCGCGATTTTGTAATCCTCGATGGTTTCTCCGTACCCGCGGTTAAAAAGCACTTGGCGAACGCCGTGGGACTCCTTCAGCGCCTCCAAGTATTTGATAGCGGGCGTAACGTAGTCCATTCGCGTGTGAAACAAAAAGTCGTCTTCCATGTGTATCCAGTACTTGGGCCGAATGCGCTGCAGCATGGCGTAAATGATGTTCATGCTCTCCCGATGCCCCTTTTGTTCAGGCCGTTTCATATAGTACCGTATCCAACGGTAGTTTTTGCGCATGCGGTTCCTATCTTCTACGCTGGAGTTATCATCCACACAAAACCAATAATCCACGTTTTCAATGTCGGTCCATTGGTTAATAATGGAATTAATCGTTTGTTGGAACAAGTCGTAGCGCTTGCACGTGGTAAATGTGAGCATCACTTTGACGTGCTTTGTACGCCGATTCTTAAAGTTATACGAAGTGTACCGCGCCAGCTGCGAGCGGTTAAGTGCAAACAGCGCATTCCACAGGTTGTACGAGCCATTAGATACCGACATTCCGGCTCTAGCCGTTTCGGAGATGTAATGCTCCAAATTTGTCATCATTCGGTGCGTGTAGCGGTCCTTCATGAGCTGGTCCTTGTAGAACATCACGTTGTCAATGGTGGACGTGTAGTATCCAATCGGTACTCGGGTGGATGTAAGAATTTGTTTGCAACATTCGTATCCGCTAACCGCATCTCCCACGTAAAATGCTGAAATGGAGTTGTTATACTCAATGCAGTACTCGTATTTTCCCTGATTTACAAACAGCTTGTCCACCTGGTTTCGCGAATAGCCCTTGTATTTGTGGTACATCAAGTTGACCAGCGTGTTCAGTCCCTCGTGGCGATACTGGTCCATAACCGTGGCTACTCCTTCTACTCGTTCCGGGTCATAGTGGGAAGCCATCAGCAAGTACTTCTGACTCTTCATCAGCGTTTCGCGACTTTTGTCGGGATGACTCTCGTACAATTCACCCAGCATCAAGCAACTGTAATACTTTTCTTGCGCCCAGTTGTTCAGCGTGAGGACGCGCTCATACCATTGTATGGCGTCTTTAATGTGCTCGGCCCCGCCGTCTTTGTAACTTTGGGCACAGTAAAACGCGTACCGTTCGGCCATGCTTCTGTCACCACCCGGTTTCATTTCATCGTGAAACCCGCGTTCCAAAATGTGGGCATCGTTCAAGTATTTGTTTGCCACCTTGTTTCGGGCGCCGCGTCGACCGGACTCCACATAGTAATTGCCCTGAATGGTTTCACTCTGTCCTGTTTGTTCCGTACATGTAATGAACTCGTGCAGCACGCCTCTGAACTGCCAGCGCTGTCGGCTGTTCACCATTAGAATGCGCAAGTAGTTGAACCCATTTCCGAACTTAAAATGGTACGAGTCGGAGCGCAACGGCTGCACCAGCTCAAAGTCGCCGACGATTTTATCGTCCGCATCAAAAATGAACGAGTAATCGGCCTTGTTATACGCCGCATCCAGTGCCAATGAACGGTTGTATCCAAAGTCGCGCCATTCGTGGTCGTGAATCTCGCCGGGAACGCCGCGCTCCTTAAAAAAAGCGGCAACAATTTCTTTTGTTGCGTCGGTTGACCCCGTGTCACACACCACATAATAGTCAAATTTTACATACGACCACAAATTTTCCAGTGTTTCCGCAATGACGTGCGCCTCATTCTTCACAATCATGTTCAAGCAAATGGTTTTTGGCGTCAAATTATTGTGCATGTTTGGAAACGATGTTGCAGACGACCCTCTGTAAAGCCGGTTATCAAACCCGCCGCTGTTGGTTACTCGTTTTGCGGATGCCGAATTTTCAAGAGAGTCGGTTTTATTTTTTAAAGCATTCATAGCTTCTTTTATCACGGCTTCTTTTTCTTGTTTTTCAACGACGAACTCCGCTGCCGATGTTTCTTGACGAATGTCACGAACATTTGTAGTTTTACTTCTATTTTCGGTTGCATTTGCATTCGATATGAATGTTGACTTCATGTTATATAAAAAAAGGTTTGGTTGTTTCGGGGTTCGGTTGTAGAGCTAGCATTCTATGTTTTTTATTATTTAATACGTTTTTTCAAAGGTTTTATGTTTTATGTTTATAGTTTAACATACCACTCTGGAGGAGACCTGGGCGATTTCCACGTAGCGATGCGTTGTTTTTCAGGCGACATATAGTATGCCCGGTACGCTTGAACTGCGTCTTCATGCTTGTACTCGTCCGGCATTGCTTGTGCAAATGGCGTGATACCGCGTAATTCGTCGACTGGAAATTTTTCATTGGCAGGAATGTGCGCTCGTAAGTGTTGGGCAACCGTGTATGACTTGTGGATTTTTGTTTCCGGGTGACCGTACCGGTAGCGCCATTCCTCGTGCATGGCGTCAATCACGTCAAGCGTCCAAACAAAGTTTGCACGAGATGTGCGGCACCAAATGGTTACGGGGTGATTCTTGTGTGCCAGTTTATAAAGCATGGTATCCGTTTCACTTTCTTCTGGGTCCAGCAGACGTTTCGCAGTGCACAGCATTTGAACCGCTTCCAGTAATATTTTTGAAATGTGTTTGTCCATCATGGCTTCCGCAATTTCACGTGGAATCAATGATAGAATAAATAAATTCATGGTTCGTTCGTTTATAGCCACACGTTTATGTTTCCGATACTTCAAAATGATTTCAATTTTTTTTATTGATGCATGTCTCGAACCAGCTGGCGAGCCGGGACACCGCCGCGAACCCACCCGTCCACTGCGGCCCCCTCCACAAAATTGGCAGAGTTGTTCATGGTTGCTTCCAGTGCTGGCAGCAAAGGCGTGTTGGAGTACGCCATGTAACACTGTTCGCTCAACATGTTCACGCTGCGACGGTTGGTAAAGTTGTCGCCCTGCATGAGCTGCGACTCCAGAACCGGGTTAACCTTTCCGCGACCCAGGAAGGGGACCGTCTTATAAGGGCGCTCGTTCAAACTGAGCTTGTCTTTATTGTACGTATTTTCACTGCCGATAGTTAGTTTGGAGTTGAGGTCAATGTTGCACCCACCGATACCCACTTGGTGGGACCCGTTGTAAAACACGTTGGGTTGCGAAGTTGCAAAGTCGATTGGACGAGACATGGTGCAGTCGGACGCAAAAAAATTCAATAAATTATAGTTTGCTGAATTTAAATTTTGGACGTTTCGCTGGCTGATATCAATGCCGTCGTTTCCAATCCGGGCCAAGTTATCGAAAATGTATGACATGGTTTTATTTTTTTATTGTATGTACTTAATATATTTTTTTATTTTATTCAGTTTGAATTATTTTTATTGACTTGTTTTATTTATCTAAAGTATTTGATAAAAACGAAAAAAAATTGATGTGTTTTTCATTTCACATATCAACCTAATGCAGTGTTCCACTATCTGTAATAGAATCAACAATGTCATCAATGTCGTCCAGTCGTCAGAACCAAGCCAATCCTCGTGTGTCTCCCTTTTGCAAAGTGTGCAAAGATGCGGGTCTGCCTGAAACAGCGTACACAAGCCATTTCGTGAAAGACCGTCCAGGTCCCAACGGACAAGTCGTGTGCCCTACACTTTTGAACCAGTCGTGCCTTATTTGCGGAAACAAGGGACACACTTCATCGTATTGCAGTCAAAATCAAAATCAGACCCATCGCCAACCCCAGAATCAGCCGGTCCATGTTCCGTATGCGCATCCACACGGTCCACGCATTCGTCTTCAGCTTGACGCTCCAGCTCTGTCATCCTATGGTCGGAAGTCATGTGTTGAAGGAGCTGAAATTGAAGCTCAATTGAGTGGTCAAATGATTTCACTCGTGCCGCCAATCGACATTGATGTGCGTAAGGTGAACCTCATGCATGAACAAGTTTGGGGGGATGAACCCGTTGTCCACATGAATGCCGGATTTCAAAAAATCGCTGAAGATGCTTTCATGAGAACATTTATCACCGACGAAGAATACAATTTCATCGTGATGTGTGATGAAAACAATGAACGAGGTCGACCCATTTTCGAATGTGGAGACTAACTAAGCGTGTAACACAACCCACCCAAAACCAAACACCAAAAACCAACAACCAAAAACCAAAAACCAAAACCCAAAACCAAAAAAAAGTTGGTATTATCTACACCTACATACCAACTATTTTTTTTTATTTTTTCTACGTATATAAAAAATGTCAAAACAAATAAAACAACAAAAACGCCGTACTGCCAAAAAACGTACGTATATCGCAGGTGCTAGGTATTCACGTGCAGTAAAAACAATATTTCATGGGATTTTTGGTAAACCGGGAATTGAACGAGTTGACAAAGCAAAAGATATAGGTGACGCAGTTCTTAAACAAGTAAAAAATATGAAAAAAGAACAACCAATCGTTGATTATAATAAAAATAAAAAAAATAAAACGTTTTCAATTCACAACAACAGTCCACTGCATGACGGATTTATAAAATCTACATCGAGTACGATTGTTAAACCGCCTAGAACTCCTATAACCCGCCACTCTCGTTCGGAACCAAAGTTACCAAAAACAACGAGACACATGACGCGTTCGACCCAGGCACCTGCAGTTTATGCTCCAACTTTAAACAATCAAGGCGTCAATCCAGTTAAAATACTGGACTGGAGGGAATAAAGTCTATGTTATGCACCAACAACTTGTCCAATCCGGGTATTATTTCGGCTGCATGCAAATTCATCGCCTTCCTTGCACGACACCATATCACCGTAACAAAACTCGGCAAATGCGCGCTGGTCGTTGTTCACTCGAGTATTTGCAGTTGCATAAAAGTTACGCATCGATTGGTCAAATTCAAAATTGTCTCCTAAATTTGAAAACAATTTATTGTAAATGTCACGGGACTCTGATTCAGACACGGATTCTGAACCTGACGCGGTAACCATATCGCGCTTACTGGCATCAAAGTTGGTACTAATGTACTGCTTTGCAGTTTCATTGATGTTTGATTCCACTTCGGGAACAAATGCCGGCATGGCGCCGCCTCTATCCGGGGCGTCTTGTATTTCGGGCAACAACACGTTCATAAGTGGGTTTGATACGGTGGGCTGTGTAAAATCGCCAGTGATTGGAACGTTCCGCCTATCGTATCCATAACTTTCTCTCGGTTTTGGATTTTCGAAATCGACAAACCCCTCTGTTGCTTCTTTAGAAGGTTGTTGCGATTTGTTTGTAGATAGACCTTCATTGGTACCAATGTTTGTGGTTCCTGTTTTGACAGTATAAAGTCCGCCGATAACGGCTAAAGTAATAAATCCAATAATGAAAAAGTTTATGTTCATTGTAATCAGATAACCTAAAATCGAGAGAATAATGACCATTCGAGTACCCGCGTTTAATTTTGTTTCAATGCTGGTTCCGTCTTTAGGCCACACTTCGTGAATATGATTTTTATCCAGTAGAATGAACGGGTCGGATACCCACATTTGTTGTGAACTCATGATTTTGGATTAGATATATATAACAGTTAAATTTTAAAAAATTATAGTTTCAATTCATTATAATTATACAATAAAATAATGAATTCAATATTAACGATTCGTGGTTCATGATTCACGTGAATCGCCATAGTTTATATTTTATTTTTTATCATCCTTATCATCCTTATCATCCTTATCATCCTTATGTTTTCGTTTTTTAACGGTTTCTGAAGCTTTTTCCTTTTGTAATTGATGTTTGGCCGCTTGTTCATCATTTATAAATTCAATTTCCTTTTTCTTGCCATTGCTACTCACCTTTAGTTTTCCAATTGGGTCCTTAGAATGCATACTTTTAAACAGTTCCCCAGTTTCAACATCCATAACATATGCAACCCCATCAATTTGTTTTCGCACCCGGGGTTCTTTATCTTTATCTTTATCTTTATCTTTATCTTTATCTTTATCTTTATCTTTGTCGTTGTCTTTCTTTTTTTCAGGTTCTGTTTCTTGGGTTTGAAATGTTTGTTCCTTTATAACTGCGTCCGCAACCATTCCGTCATTCTTGATGAAAGCATCTGAAACCACCTTTGCGTCGACGTGCTGTATTTTTTTAAACACAAAGTAAGTGTTCATAAACGAGACAGTTTTCATTGCCTCATTAGTCGTTTCCATTTTTCCGGCTTGTCCAAACATGGATTCTACGGATGCAGCTGTAGCGTTCATAAACTTTTGAAACTTTTTCATGGGATGACTTTCAGGAAAAGCACGTTTGGGAAGTGAAACGCTTGACGCCTCGAGGTCGGTGTTTAATTCTGTTTCAGGTACCATCCCCTTTACATAGTACGTCATCATCTCAAACATGTCTCGAAATGAACCCATGCTTTTCCCGTACCCGCGCGGAAGAAACAGGTCCCGCTTCGTTTCCGCTTCGGGAACAAGCTCAAACCCGTAGTTTCGCATGATTCTCTCTAAATATACCATGTTTACCAAGTATTCCGTGTGCATGGCGTTAATTGATTCCGTAAATACGTCGATAGCATATCCCAGACATGACTCGTCGTCCAGGTATTCGGTTTTAGAGTATCGCTTTGTGACTGCTGCAATCATTCGATGTTCCGCGTCTTCAAACCGAAGTGTGCTGCCATTGGATACACCCTTGAGTCGATTGAATACCGCGCGTCCGTCATAACACGTTCCAATAAAATGTCCGCCAACTTTGGTGCATTCGCTTACGTTTCGCATGAATGTATGCAAGGTTTTAACGTCTTTCCAAAAGTAGTGCAATGCAAATTGAATGGACGAAACGTCAAATCCATCGCGGCCCACGCCATAGTGTTTTGAAAGCGCAGTTCCTACCAACTTAGGGTCATGCTGCCGTTCGCCAAATACGGTTTGTTTTATTGCGCGGTACACATCTACTTCTGTTGTATCTACGCGAACACGTTCATGCGCATCAACTGCATTTGGTGGAAACTCTCGAAGCGGTTTTGAACTGTCGGCTTTTGCAAATGCCATAAAATGTGTCTTGTCGTCCGAGTGAAACGGAGCATAGTTCAAGTATCGAGCATACGCGCCATCGTACTGGTTGGTAATATTGTCTTCTGAAATATCCACTCCAAACACAAACTGAAGCTCACAGTCTATCCATTTGGATATGTCCCCGCCTTTTCCGCATGCAAAGTCAATCAACGTTTTGCCAGCTGTTGCGACGGATGAAATTAGCACGCGTTTTACAAACTTGTTATGGAAGTCGCGAAGCGGTTTCGTGTGCGATATGTCAATCAACCGCGTTTCTACATGGCTCAAACCAAAACCGGAATGACTTTTCAAACGCTCGTTTTGACGTTGGCCTTGACCTCGACCTTGGCCTGGACGCTGATAATAAATTCCGGTTTCGTAATCGTCACATGATTCGTTGGAAGCTATACCGGTTATTGCCCCCGTTTTCAGCATTTCTTCTTCCACCGGGTAATGCAACGAGTACCAGTTACTGTTTGCAACATGAAACGCATTTCCCGATTCGCGTGCCAGTGTTTTATCGTGGCGAACTTTGATTGGAATCCAGCGCATGCCGGGTTCGCCCGTTTTGTCGTACCTGAATTCCACAACGGATTTGTCCGTAAACACGTCGCCGGATTCGGTTCGCATTTGATATGTTCCGTTTACATTGTGCAAAACAATGTTACAAATGTGCGCGGACGGGTCATACGGTGCGGTTGGATAAAACGGAACTGCTGCTTGAACCGTGTCTTCTGGTAGCGCCACTCTTTTTTTTGCAGCGTGTTCCGAAACGCCATCCAGTACGGCATGTAAGGGGTTTGGAACGCCGTCATGTTCAACAGAGTATCCAACTCGCAATGTAAGCGTTTTGTATTTAATCACGGGATAGTCGCTGCACGTGACATGATTTGGCCGCTGGTAAATTACATCGGTTTGGTCTTCGTTTTTATCGGTTGTAACCAAGAAATCAATCGTATTATGACTTTCAGGTTTCCATTTGAATGACAGACCCCAAGTACATTTTTTCATAAAAGGCGTACCTCCAACCCGCGACATGCCGACTCCTGTATCTGCCGGAGTAAATATAAGTCCATCTGTGTTGTAAATGAATACGCCATCGTTTATTTTGTTCAACACTTCAGCGCAACATGTGAAAATGTCATTTGCGTCACCTTTTTTTGCTACACTGAACGCCTTTTTAGTTATGGTTAGACCGGGACTGGTTTGACCCGGTCCCGAAACAACAGACTGAAATGCGTTTCGAGCATCCGCCATAAACATCGACAAGTAATGCAACCGAAAATTCGTGGTGTTGGTATTTGCTTCATCGCCTTCTTGAAATGCAAACGCCAAATGCCGAATATCGATTTTTCGAAGAAAGTAAATGTCAAATGCCGCGTACAGGTTGATGTATTCGCCGGTTTTGCTGTGTAGAATGTGCTCGCCGTCAAGGAGCGACCAGTACAAATTTTCATCGCGGCACACCATACCCGTGAACTGCAAGTTCATGGCGGTATCAATCAGGTACATTCGTCCCAAACCGTTTACAAAGAGCATCTTACGCTGGCCATCGGCCTTCTCGGTTACGGTATAGTTATGACGTATATTTGGAACACTGGATTCGTGACTGTAAACGGATGGGTCGTATTTTCTAGCAACATTAACGCGCTGCAGTGTAACCGACGACGGGCCAATAAAGTCTTTTGATTTTAGATGAACGTTGTTTTTTTTTGTATTCAGCTTATCATTGGAATCGGAATCGTCGCTTGAAGACTCGGTATCGGACACGTCGTTACCGGCTTTGCCACCGCCATGTGCACGGCGCTGTCGCTTATCGTGATTTCGAAACAGTAAATAGTGATAGTCATTTGCCACCACTTGAAGTTCCGGGTAAGGGACCGGAAAATTTGTGCCCTGAAGTCCGGAAAGAACAACTTTTATAGCCCGACGCAACAAGAATGCTAGCGCTTTTGGTGTGTCTACAAATCGACCCGGTCCTACGCGTTGATTGTCGATTTCAATCTCGATTTCGTACTTGGCGGGCGAATCAATGACTTTGGCTTGGTCAAATGTGTATGTTGTTTCCATCATCCACGAGTTGGGTGGCGGCAAGCGCTTCGATTCTTTGACTACACTGATGTCAAATCGGATTGGTGTGTCCGGGCTTTCGAACGAGGTGCGCTTCATGTATCGAAACGATTTTTTCGTTTGCGGCCAGTTGTGAATAACCCGGGTGATTTCCGCCGATTCCAGGTTAATGCGGGTTTCACGTTGTAGCGACACTTTGAAATTGAAGTCGTCGAATTTCACTGGACGAATCGGCGTGCCGTTTACGAACGCGTCCATTTTTCGAGTACACTTTACGCGGTTTGGTCCGTAAGAAACGTCGGTATCCAGCTGGTTTGTATTGCAATACTTTTGGATTTGTGACATGCCGTCGATTTCAAATCGGTTATTTGACATTACGCGGTTGTTGGACGCACGTTCACTTTGTTGCTGCGAATTTTCGTAATGGATACGAAGGTGGTAGTCGCCTGTTCCAATCGGTCTGTATCCGGATGACAGTATGCGGTCAATTACATTAGAGTGGTCATTGTGAGTAAGTGTTCGAAATCCGAGAGTTCCAAACCGAATTTCCAATTCAAGTTGTGACCCGGGGGATGAAATATTTTCCATGTACAATTCAGCAAGTCTGTCCAATGAAGCAGCGGAAACCGCTTCAAGGGGGCGACGGCCTAAATTTGAAGGATTTGGACCACGACGCATTTTTTTAAATTGGATTTAATCTATCTATTGTATCTATTGTATATCATTATTTATAATTTAAGCATTTTTTGAATCAATTTTATGAATTTAACAATTCTAATTTATAAATAAATCAGGTTAAAGATATATTTTTATACGGTTAAGTATAAGAGTACCTCACTCACCTCGCCTACCCCCTTATACCCTTTAAACTTTCATTTTTAAATGAAGTATACCCGTTTTCCGTTAACATTGGCAAGCATATGCTTGTTAGTTGGCACAAGCGCTGCTTTAGCCGTTCCGGTTGATATGGGTCCAGAAAAAAATGTCGGCCCGATTGAATGTGACGGATGCAAGTGGTTAGTTGGAAAGGTTCAAACCTATTTGAAAAATAGTGAACCCTATATGGATAACTTGACTGAAACTGCGCTTGAAGCAAATATTTGCACTCATATTCCATCGAAGGACACTACACTGTGTGACGGGTTGGTTGAAAAGTATGTTCCAGTTGCGTTTGATTCACTCGTTGAAAAAATGGCAGACCCCACTTTCGTGTGCACGGAAGTGGCATCGCTATGTTCACAAGCTTCCATGTTTCAAATATCTGAAAATCGTATACAAAAAACCGTACCGGCTGTGCAGGCATGCTCAACGTCTTTGACCACGTTATACGAGTACCTTTCTGGAAACGTTACCACTGATATCACCAATCACTTATTTACAGAATGCAAAAAGAAGAATTCGGACAAAGTACTGGAATGCGAAGTGGTTTCCACGCATGTTGCTAATTCAGTTTTATCTGAACTATTTCAAGATGCGGGTCTGTGCGAATTCCACGTTTTCATGAATTCAAATCCTATAGTCAGACGTCGTCTTTTAGAATTCGTAGACGAAAGCGAAGACGCTGAGTCTGATGCGGAGTTTGATGAAGAGGCAAACGAAGACGAAAACGACGACGCTGAGTCCGATGCGGAGTTTGATGAAGAGCCAAGCGAAGACGAAAGCGAAGACGCTGAGTCCGATGCGGAGCTTGATGAAGGTGAAGACGAAAGCGAAGACGCCGAACCCGATGCGGAGCTTGATGAAGGTGAAGACGAAAACGAAACCGAAACCGAAACCGAAGACGCACAATCCGATGCAGCTGCGGAGCTTGATGAAGACGAAGGTGAAGATGCAGATGAAAATGAAAATGAAAATGAAAATGAATACGAAAACGAAAACGAAAACGAAGATGTTTCAGACGATACACCAAAGGTTGTCAGCGATGATGATGCAAATGCAGATGATAGTGAAAGTCAGCCGGTAGTTACCGGTCGCAGGTTACTGAAATTCAAAAAAATAATAAAGAAGGCTGCAAATGTAGTTAAAACTACTGCGAAGGTTGCTGTTAAAGTGGCAAAGGCTGTAGCCCCGGTTGCAATTCCGGCACTTAGTATTATACCTGGTGCAGGTATTCCTTTGACAGTCATCAAGACAGCAGCGCCAAAATTAACTCAAGCGGTTATTAAAGTAAAAAGCGTTGTTGATAAAGTAAAGGCCGCAAAAGGACAGGTTGGTGGCATTGTTAATAAGGTCGCGCCCAAATTGAAAGACGTGTTGAAGAAAACCGCGTCAAAGGTTACACCCAAGGTGAAGGAGGCTTTGAAGAAAACCGCATCAAAGGTCGCACCCAAGGTGAAGGAGGCTTTGAAGAAAACCGCGTCAAAGGTTACACCTAAGTTGAAGGATGCTTTGAAGAAAACCGCGTCAAAGGTCGCACCCAAGGTGAAGGATGCTTTGAAGAAAACCGCGTCAAAGGTCGCACCCAAGGTGAAGGATGCTTTGAAGAAAACCGCGTCAAAAGTTACACCTAAGTTGAAGGATGCTTTGAAAAAGGCTGGAAAGAAGGCTGGTTCCAAGGTGAAGGATGCTTTGAAGAAAACCGCGTCAAAGGTTACACCTAAGTTGAAGGATGCTTTGAAAAAGGCTGGAAAGAAGGCTGGTTCCAAGGTGAAGGATGCTTTGAAAAAGGCTGGAAAGAAG